TAGGTGGACTAGCACTTAATCCTACATCAGGCATTGCTACTAATGCAGCTGTTGTATCTTCAGGTACAGAAATTGTAGGTGCAGGTGTTGCATCATTTAATCCACGTATCTCTGCTACTGATTCAGTAACTGAAGTTGATATAGATCTGGATGCAGCAGGGTATCACGTTTTTGATCCTCTAGTACAAGCACCTATCGCAAACACGAATTTGTATGTATTCGCTACTACTACTATGAACGGCGATGGTTCTGCAGGACGTTTCACAGTTGAACTAGAATACTCAGTACATTAAGGGGATAACCAATGGTTGATCAAGCAGCATTGGTAGGAGAACACTTAGGGTGGGCTGTAGAAGATGCAGTTACTCTAGGTGATACTGCTACTACACACGTAGTTTGCACTAACGCTAAGATGGTGCTTATTGAAACAAGTCATGCTTTAGACATTGGATTTGCAACAGCGGAGGCTGATATTACTGATAATGATATTATGCTTCCTGCTGGTGTACATTCTCTTGTAGTACCTAAAGCTATAGGTAATGATACTATTCTAAACTACAGACGGGGTAGTAGCACTAGTACATTAGTACGTGTGGTTTTATCGTAAAGAGTATAAACAAAAAAGGAATATACAATGGCTAAGATGCCCATGACTATGAAGAACGGTAAGAAAGTTCCAACCTATGCTGCTGACGGTGTTGGCAAAATGAATAAGGGTGGAATGGCTAAAAAGAAACCAACCGCTAAGATGATGGCTGGTGGAATGGCTAAGAAGAAACCTGCAGCTAAAATGATGGCTGGTGGCATGGCTAAGAAAAAACCAGCTGCTAAGATGATGGCTGGGGGTATGTCTAAGAGTGGTTACATGTATGGCGGTATGGCTAAGAAGAAGAAGAAGTAACGTTTGTGCATAACGGGATTGCAACCTTATATGTAGTCCTATAAGTCAAAGCATGGTATAACTATCCTTGGTAATATAAAGGAGTTATACCATGTTTAAACGTTTTATTAAAAGACTACAGAAGAACCAACAACGCCGTGCCGATTACTGGCTTTTACACAATATGTCAGATAAATATTTACTAGATATAGGAATTACACGTGGCGAAATCAAAAGCAAAATCTACTGTTAATGCGGCTGGGAATTATACTAAGCCTACTATGCGTAAGTCTCTTGTGGCATCCGTTAAGGCTGGCGGTAAGGGAGGAAGCCCCGGACAGTGGAGCGCAAGGAAAGCTCAGATGGTCGCTAAACAATACAAAGCTAAAGGTGGAGGATATAAGTCATGAAGGTAGAAGCACCTAAAGGATACCATTGGATGAAACAAAAAGATGGTAGCATGAAACTGATGAAGCACGCAGGTAAGTTTGTACCTCACAAGGGAGCTTCTCTTGCTGCAAACTTTGCTGTTCAGAAAAAGCACGATGACAAAAAGTAAAAGTCAAAAGAGCCTCACTAACTGGACTAAACAGAAGTGGACTACTAAAAGTGGTAAGCCATCAACGCAAGGACCGAAAGCTACGGGTGAACGCTATCTACCTAAGAAAGCTATTAAGTCTCTTAGTGCTTCTGAGTATGCCTCTACAACACGATCTAAGCGAAAAGGAAATGCTGCGGGTAAGCAGTATGTGGCTCAACCGAAAGCGATTGCTAAAAAAGTAAAACCATATAGGAAGAAATCATGAAGAGATATTTGAAGCGTATTCTACGATCTTTGTTTAATAGAGATTGTCCATGTAAAAAATGTGAATGTTAAAAGCTAGTTGCATTTTTACTACTAGTATGTTATAACTACATATATTAAAACATTATTTAAAGGCAATAAGTATATGGCTAAGCAGCTAACCGAAAACCAACAGAAGTTTCTTGAAGCTCTCTTTGATGAGGCAGCAGGAGATGTTCTTATGGCTAAGCGTATTGCTGGCTATAGTGATGGTACACCTACACGATCAATTACAGAGGCTCTAAAAGATGAAATATTTGAAGCGACTAAAAGCTATATGTCTAGATTGGGTCCAAAAGCTGCTATTGCTTACGGGTCGGCTCTGGATGACCCTACGCAGTTAGGCGTTAAGGAACGCATGATTGCAGCAGGTCAAGTGTTAGACCGTTCTGGTTTAGTTAAAACTGAAAAGGTTGCAGTGGAGTCTAGCGGTGGCTTATTCATATTGCCACCAAAGGATTCTAGTACAGGCAATGAAACGCAGAACTGACTTTCAAAAAACAGAGTTAGGCTATTGGATGTTACCGAAGCCTAGCAACATAAAGAATTGGGAAAGAGTACCAAGGTTAACTAAAAGATCTGTACCGTTTGGTTACGAGATAGATCCTGAAGATGAATCTTGGTTAAAACCTATACCTAAAGAATTAGAATTATTAGAGCTTGCAAAGAAACATTTAAAGCAGTATAGTTACAGGGAAGTATCTGCTTGGTTAACTACACAATCAGGTAGGCGCATAACCCATGATGGACTTAAGAAACGTATAGATGTCGAAAGAAGACGTAAATCACTTGCTGCAATTAAGCGTAAACTCGCCAGCTGGCTTGAAGAAACGATCCAACAATACGAGGCGCTCGAAAAAGAAAGAATCGGTTACTACACCTACGAAGACGAAGGAAACAAAACCTGAACATAAAGTATACGCAACTGTAACACCTGCACCTTATGATGTACAGTTCGCTCAAGATGTAGTGTTTAAAGCTAATCCCGGCCCACAGACACAATATCTAGCAGCTAGTGAGCGTGAAGTACTATATGGTGGGGCTGCTGGTGGTGGCAAGAGCTACGCAACACTAGCTGATCCTTTACGTAACTTAGGTAACAAAGACTTTAGTGGACTACTAGTACGACACACAACAGAGGAACTAAGAGAACTTATACAGAAAAGCCAAGAGTTATACCCTAAAGCAATACCGGGTATTAAGTGGTCAGAGAGAAAGTCTCAGTGGACTACACCTCAAGGCGGTAGACTTTGGATGTCTTACTTAGATAAAGATACTGACGTTATGCGCTACCAAGGACAGGCGTTTAATTATGTAGCCTTCGATGAGTTGACTCAGTGGCCCTCAAGTTTCGCATGGGATTATATGAGGAGTCGTTTGAGATCTGCATCACCTGAGTTAGGTTTGTATATGAGAGCTACTACTAACCCCGGTGGTCCCGGTCATGCTTGGGTTAAGAAGATGTTTATAGATCCAGCATCCCCTAACACTCCGTTTTGGGCTACTAATATAGAAACAGGGGAACAACTACGTTACCCTAAAGGACACAGAAAAGAAGATCAACCTCTATTTAAACGTAAGTTTATTCCTGCTAGTTTATTTGATAACCCTTACCTAGCAGATAGTGGAGACTACGAAGCAATGCTTTTGTCTCTACCTGAACAACAACGTAAGAGATTGTTAGATGGAGATTGGGATGTAAACGAAGGTGCAGCTTTTCCTGAGTTTAATCGTGCAGTACATGTAGTAGAGCCTTACAAGATACCTAAAGGCTGGGCAAAGTTTAGAGCATGTGACTATGGGTATGGAAGTTACACAGGGGTTGTTTGGATTGCGGTTACTCCTGCTGAGCAACTGGTAGTATATAGGGAGTTGTATTGTTCTAGGGTCACAGCTATAGACTTAGCTGATATGATCTTAAAAGCGGAGTATGAAGATGGAGGAGTGCGTTACGGTGTTCTTGACAGTTCTTTGTGGCATAAACGTGGTGATACTGGTCCATCTCTGGCTGAACAAATGATTATGAGAGGATGTCGTTGGCGTCCATCAGATAGAAGTAAAGGCTCTCGTGTAGCTGGAAAGAATGAATTACATCGTAGACTTCAAGTAGATGAGTTTACAGAAGAGCCTCGTTTGGTTATGTTTAATGATTGTACTAATCTTGTAGCGCAGTTACCTAGTATACCTCTAGATAAACGTAACCCTGAAGACGTTGATACAAATGCAGAAGATCACTTGTATGACGCTCTAAGGTATGGTATAATGACAAGACCTCGTAGTTCTTTGTTTGACTACGATCCTGCAACTTCAAGGTCAGGCTTTCAAGCATCTGACCCGACATTTGGATACTAAGTATGGACCCTAAAGATTTTGACGATAGCTACGAAGAAAACATTGAATCATCTGAATCCTCTTTTATTGAAGATATAAAGAAAGACTCTTACGAATCTGATTCTTCAGTAGGGACTATTATATCTTTTGTTGAGAACCGTTTTAAGAAAGCTGAAGACTCTCGACTACAAGATGAAGAGCGTTGGCTAAAAGCATATCGCAATTATCGTGGCTT